GGTCAGCTCGACACACAAGAAAAAGTGGGTGACCCCCTACCCCGAGAAAAGAAGGTGAATTTATGACGAAGAAGAAAGAGTTACCCAAAGCTGAAAGAATCAACAAAGAAGAAGCCAGACTTAGAAGGACTTACAAAAGTTTACCGAAAGATGTAATTAGTATAATGGATGGACTCTTTCGGAGAGCGGCATATATGAGAGCAACCTTAGAAGATTATGAGAAAGACTTAGATGAAAATGGTTATGTTGAGAAATTCACCCAATCGGAGAAAACGGAACCCTATGAAAGGGAAAGACCTGCAGCAAGACTCTATAATACAATGACCAAGAATTATCAGAGCGCAATCAAACAACTGGATGACAAACTCCCAAAGGAAGAAGTTAAAGAGGTTGATGATGGTTTTAACAGCTTCGTAAACGCAAGAGATGATTAAGTACCCTTTAACATACAATCCAATAATTGAATATTGGGACCTGATGGAAAATGGTCAAGAAGTAGTATCAAAGAAAATATGCAAAACGTATAAAAAAGCGGTCTATGATCTCACAGATAATACTAGCGAATATTATTATAGTCCTCAAAGAGCAAATCATATAATCGAATTTATAGAAAACTTTTGTAGACACTCAAAAGGCAAAATGGGTGGCAAACCTGTAATTTTAGAACTGTGGGAAAAGGCAATGTTGGCTGTAATATTCGGATTTATTGATATAGAAGGTAATAGGAAATATAGAGAATCGCTACTAATAGTTGGTAAAAAGAATGGAAAATCACTTATATCTTCATGCGTTGGCTTGTATCTGCAAGTTGGAGATAGTGAAGCTGGACCCGAAATATATGCAGTAGCAACAAAAAAAGATCAAGCTAAAATCATATGGTCCGAAGCAAAACGAATGGTTATGAAATCCCCGACGTTGAAAAAGAGGATAAAAGGTCTCGTTGCTGAAATGGTTAGCAACTTTAATGATGGTTCATTCAAACCAGTTGCATCTGACACTGACACATTAGATGGTTTAAACTGTTCTGGTGTGCTTATGGATGAAATACATCAATGGAAGAATGGGAAAGCCTTATTTGACATAATGGCGGATGGTGTGGGGGCGAGAGAACAACCGTTAATATTTATTACATCTACAGCCGGGACCATTAGAGAAGATATATATGATCAAAAATACAACGAAGCAGAACAAGTTATAAATGGTTACTTTGATCCAGGAGGATATAGAGATGATCGGTTTATAGCTTTTATTTATGAGTTGGATAATCGTAAGGAGTGGACAGATCCTAAATGTTGGAGAAAAGCTAATCCAGGACTAGGCACAATTAAAAATGAAAAGACCTTAGCTACGAAAGTCGAGAAAGCTAAGTCAAATAATATGCTAGTTAAGAATCTGGTGTGCAAAGAGTTCAACATAAGAGAAACTTCAAGCGAAGCGTGGCTCACTTTCGAAGACCTTAATAATATAGAGACTTTTGATATTAAAGAATTAAAGCCTAGATATGGTATCGGCGGTCTTGACCTTTCAACCACAACAGATTTAACCTGTGCAACTGTAATATTCAGAGTTCTTGATGATGAAACCCTATATGTTAAACAAATGTATTGGTTACCAGGAGATTTACTTGAACAACGTACAAAGGAAGATAAAATACCTTATGATATATGGTTAGAACAAGGGTTATTAAGAGTTAGTGAAGGGAACAAGATTAATTATAAAGATGTGACAAGTTGGTTCCTTGAAGTTCAAAACGAACTCGATATATACATATACAAAATAGGTTACGATAGTTGGAATAGTCAATACATCATAGATGAGTTGCAACAAAGCTTTGGCAAGACTTCAACTGATCCGGTTGTCCAGGGAGCTAAAACGTTTTCTAGCCCTATGAAAAGTTTTCAAGCAGATTTAGCAGCTAAAAGAATCAATTATAACAATTCACCAATCTTAAAATGGAATTTAAGTAACGCTTCAATAACAATAGATAGAAATGAAAACTATGCACTTTGCAAAACCAGTAATGCGAAGCGAAGAATAGATGGGGTTGCAAGTTTACTAGATGCGTACATCACATATGAACGCATCTATGAGGATTATATGAATCTTATTTAAGGGAGGTGAGAAAAATAGGCATACTAGATAGGTTTAAAAATAAAAGCACCTCTGTGACTAGATTTGAAATGATTAGCGATAATGGTAACGGATATTACGCCTGGAATGGCAAGTTATATAAAAGTGACATTGTAAGAGCATGTATAAGACCTAAATCAAAGGCGGTAGGCAAATTAGTAGCTAAGCACATCAGAGAAACCCTTAAACCCGATGGATCAACAGATTTAAAGGTAAATCCTGACGTGTATATGAGATTTCTACTAGAAGAACCCAACCCATACATGACAGGACAGATGATGCAAGAGAAAATCACTACTCAGTTACAGTTAAACAACAACGCTTTTATATACATCAACAGGGATGACAATGGCTATCCTAATGAGTTATATCCTGTGCCTTGTTTGGGTGCAGAAGCTAAGTATAATAGCCAAGGCGAGTTGTTTTTGAAGTGTACTATGAGAAATGGGAAGATGGTTACTTATCCATATACAGATATTATCCATTTGCGCCAAGATTACAATGAAAATGATATATTCGGAGAAAGTCCCAGAGATGCTTTGCTTCCACTCATGGAAATAGTTAATACAACAGATCAAGGAATAGTTAAAGCAATCAGAAACTCTAATATCATAAAATGGTTACTTAAATTTAATCAAACACTAAGGCCTGAGGATCTGAAAAAGCAAACAGAAGATTTCGTCACTAACTATTTAAATATAGATAGTACGTCGGTAGGCGCTGCTGCGGTTGATGCTAAAGTAGATGCACAACAAGTTAGTCCCAATGACTATGTTCCCAATGCCCCGCAGATGGACAGAACTACTGTAAGGATATATTCGTTCTTTGGCACTAATGAGAAGATAGTTCAATCTAAATACTCAGAAGATGAATGGAACTCTTACTATGAGTCAGAAATTGAACCTTTGGCAATGCAATTAAGTGGTGAATTTACTAGAAAACTATTCACCAGGAGAGAAAGAGGTTTTGGAAACTCAATTATATTTGAAGCATCAAACCTTCAATATGCTTCAATGTCTACTAAGTTAAATTTATTACAAATGGTAGATAGGGGCGCATTGACTCCGAACGAGTGGAGGAAGATACTTGGAGGATTGGCACCAGTGCAAGGTGGAGATGTCCCAGTTAGACGTTTAGATACTGCGGTAGTAACTGAGGTTAATAATAAGTTAAATGAGATTAAAAAGGCATTAAAGGGGGTGATAAATATTGAAGAAAGTTAATATTAAAGGTGCCATAGTCTCAAATGATGATCAATGGATATATGAATGGTGTGATATTGAGTCCACAAGTCCAAAATCAGTCATGAAAGAAATTAATGATGCCAATGGCGATGAATTGGAGGTTGAGATTAACTCGGGTGGTGGTGATATATTTGCCGGATCTGAAATCTACACAGCTTTGAAATCTTATCAAGGCAATGTAGTAGTCAAAGTGGTCGGTTTGGCTGCAAGTGCTGCAAGTGTAATAGCTATGGCAGGTAAAAAGGTATTGATGTCACCCACTGCACAACTTATGATACATAACGTGTCAACTAGGGCCAGTGGAGATCACAGAGATATGGAACATACTGCTGAAGTCCTTAAAAACGCAAATGAAACAATAGCTAACTCATATACGATAAAAAGTGGTATGGGTAAAGATGAATTATTAGCTATGATGGACCATGAAACGTGGCTCACCCCACAACAAGCACTAGACCATAAATTTATTGATGAAATAATGTTTAGTAATCAATTAGATTTAGTTGCTAGTTATGGAAATTCAATTCTTCCAAAAGAATTAATAAACAAAATAAGAAATACAATCAATCCGATAAGAAATGAGTCGGATATTTTTATGCAACAAAAAGCAGAAGCACAATTAAAACTACTTAAATTAAAAGGAGGGTCACATAGATGACTTTTGAAAAATACTTAGAACAAAGAAACGTTTTACTAGATGAGGCTAAGGCTTTTATAGCTGAGGGGAAAATTGAGGAATCAAATGTAAAAATGAAAGAAGTAGAAACACTAGACAACCAATGGGAAGAAGTAAAGTTGGCTAATGCTAATTTAAACGCCCTGAAAGGTAGTACGAAGATCACAGATATACAAAATAAAGGGGTGGATATTGTGGGCACAGTAATTGATTCGACAGAAAGCGTGTTAAACGATGATATGTTTGCATCAGTAGAATATAGAAAAGCGTTTATGAATAACGTTTTAAAAGGTTCTGCAATTCCAGAAAAATTCCTAAATGTAGATGCTAATACAAAAACAACTGATATAGGATCAGTTATTCCTACTACTGTTTTAGAAAAAATTATTGAAAAGCTAGAATCTACTGGAATGATTTTGCCTTTAGTTACTCGTACAGCTTACAAGGGCGGAATGTCGATCCCTACATCTACTGTAAAACCAGTCGCAACATGGGTCGTAGAGGGTGCAGGAAGTGACAAGCAAAAGAAAACAACTGGCGTAATTACTTTTAACTATTATAAATTACGTTGCGCTGTTTCGATTTCATTAGAAGCTGGAGTAACTTCATTACCAGTGTTTGAAGCAACTTTAATTAACAATGTTACTGAAGCGATGATTAAGGCGATAGAGCAAGCTATTATTAGTGGTTCAGGTGTCGGACAGCCTAAAGGAGTTTTAACTGAGGTTGTAGTTGTTGGTCAAAATGTAGATATTACACTAGCAGGCAAACCAGAATATCAAACTTTAATCGATGCCGAAGCTGCATTACCTTTGGCTTATGAGACAGAAGCTCTTTGGGTAATGACAAAGAAAACGTTTATGAGGTTTATCGGAATGGTGGATTCACAAAAACAACCTATCGCAAGAGTGAATTATGGCATTAATGGTCGTCCAGAACGTACACTGCTAGGTCGCGCAGTTGTCTTAGTTGATTACATGGATTCTTTAGTTGATGCGCCTGTAGCAACTTCCGTTGTAGCTTTCTTATTTAACTTTAAAGACTATATTTTGAACACTAACTACAATATGACTTTAAAGCGTTACGAAGATAATGACACTGACGACGAAGTAACAAAAGCTATCATGCTTGTAGATGGTAAAGTTGTAGATAAAAATTCACTTGTAACAATAACCAAGAAACACGCTTAATATTTAGGGACTTTTGTCCCTTTTTCTTAATAAAAGAGGTGATCTAAATTATCTTAGATGATGTTAAAAAATCATTACGAATATCAACAACTTATTTCAATGATGATGTTCAAGATATAATCGATTCTGCAAAAGCCGACCTAATTTTAAGTGGCGTACTAGAAGCCAAGGTTGTGGATAGTGACCCGCTTATAAAGAGGGCAGTAATCCTGTATAGCAAGGCTAATTTTGGTTCAGGCAATGCAGATAGTGAAAAATATATAGCATCTTATACAAGCCTTAAAACCCATCTGACGCTATCTCAAGAATATACGGTTGCACCAGTTGAGGTGATCTAAATGTGGAAAGATATTGCTAAATTAATCTATACAACAATAACACAAGATGCTGATGGGTTCGATATTGAAACCAAAACCGAAACAGAAGTATGTGTGAATGTGAAATCAGTTGCAAGAACAGAGTTTTATTCAGCTTTGCAATCTGGGTACAAGCCAACAATCGGATTTGAGGTGCATTCGTTTGACTTTGACTTAACTAAACACATGGTTGGAAATAAAGCTTTGTATGCAGATAAAGTTGAGTACGAAGGTGCAATATATGAAATTATTAGAACCTATGTAAAACAAAACGAAATAATGGAGTTAACATGTAGTTAGGTGGTGAGGTATGGCGAATTTCAACTTTGATTTTGACCCGGAACTTGTAAGACAATTGGAAAGATTAGATAACTTTGACGAGATAGCACCAAAGATGCTAAATGATGCCATTCCAATTTTAGAGCGTAGTATGAAAAGCGAAGCCTCAAAGCACGCATTAACAAGCGATCTAACCAATTCAATTAAAAAAACAAAAGCTAAAAAGAATCAGCATGGTTGGTATGTATCGGCTCGACCTACTGGCAAAGATAGAAAAGGCGTGAGTAACATGCAGAAACTTGTTCACTCGGAGTATGGTACAAGCCAACAATCTCCAACCCCAATCATAGCAAAGACTTTAAACAATGCTGAAAGTGAAGTGATGAATGTACTACAGGAAACATTTAACGAGGTGATAGGCGAATGAATGTAAATAGCTTAATAATAACCACCCTAACACCTCTAGGTTATCCAGTAGTCCCAAGCAAATACACTGGAACTAATCCAACCTACATAGTTTTCAACTACGTAGACGACAGAGGTGTAATATTTGCAGACAATGAGCCAATAATTGACATTGCCTACATGCAAATTCACCTATTTTGTCCAGTAACATTCAATTTTCATACACTAAAAAAACAGATCCGCTCGAAGTTGTTTAAGGCGGGTTTTGCTTATCCTCAAATTACTACTTTATACGAGGATGAAACAAATACAAATCACATTGTCTTTGAATGTGAAATCGAAGGAAAATCAGAAACGGAGGAATAGAAAATGGCAATTAAAGGATTAAGTACTTTTTTACACGCACCACTAACTAGCGAGGAATTAACTACATATGGAGCATCAGCTAAACTTAGCGGAGCAATTGAAGCAGCACCGTCAATCAATTACAGTTCCGCAACTATCTACTCGGACAATGTATTGAAACATAAAGATGTGGCATTTTCGGATGGAACATTATCGCTGACAGTAGATTATGCGGATAAAGCACTATTGTCACCACTGTATGGCAGAACGGTTGAAGAATCAACGTTTACGCCAACTGGAGAAGGCGCGGTTGCAACCCCGGTGTCAAAACATATCTCAAATACCAACGACATTCCAGTGGCGCAAGGATTCGGGTACATAATTAATGATCTGAACGTAACTGAGAATAAAAACGTCTACACAGTAAGATTCTTTTACAAAATCGAGTTTTCACCAACAATGGAGACCGTAAGAACAAAAGAAGGTGCAACTACTTACGTTTACTCTCAGCTTAATGGAACGATTTATGAGCTACCAAACGGAAACTGGATGGAAGAAGTAGACTTTGACACTCTAGCAGTGGCAATAGAATATCTCGAATCTTTATTTGTAGCATAATAACTGGCGGATAACCTCCGCCTTATTTTTTTAGGAGGCAACAATGAGAATATTAAAACCAGTTGGAGAAGTATTAGAATTTGACGGTAAAGAAAGACATTTACTGTTTAATGTGAATGTTATAGATCAACTACAAGAGGATTATGACAATGACATTGTCAGCATTATAAATGAAATATTTGAATTAGAAGATAAAGAAAAGAAAAAGAAAGCATATGCAATGTTGGCTCACATGCTTACGGTGGTGTTGAATGAAGATGTAAGATTGCACAACAAATATAATCCAGATGATAGATGGGAAGATTTGTCTGAGGAATATATAAGAACTGAAATTCTAAGCAATTCAACATCTAAACTAATATCAGCTTTAATGTTGTTGTCGTTTAACGGTACGATGCCAAAGAGTGACGATACTTCCCCAAACGAAATGAGCGAGCAAACGAAAAAGTAAATGTTGCTCGCTTGATTTATGTAGGCAAAATGTTATTAGGATATAAAGAAGAAGAAGTTTGGGAAATGACAATAGGTAAAATAATTACATTATTTAGACAATACAAAGATAATTTCGACTTAGAAGAAAGTTTAAAAAGAAATAAGCTAGGTTATTCGGATTTAATAATCGAAGGAAAACCAAGAGAAAATATTGTCTCTTTCTAGGAGGTGAGAACAATAACTAAAAAAGGAACGATAGGCGCAGGAATAGCATTAGATGGAGAAAAAGAATTTAGACAAAGCATAACGAATATAAACAAAGATCTAAAAGTACTAAAAAGTGAAGTGGGTCTAGTGTCAGCTGAATTTGGTGATAACGCAAACTCCATGCAAGCGTTAACTAAAAGAAGTGATGTATTAAGCAAAGAATTTGACACACAAAAAGATAAAGTTGAAGCACTTAGAAAAGCGTTGGCTAACTCAGAACAACAATACGGAGAGAACGACAACAAGACTAAAGAGTGGCAAGCGTCTTTAAATAAAGCGGAAACCGAACTTGTAAAACTCGATAGAGAACTCCAAACGAATGACAAATATTTAGAAGAAGCTAAGCAATCTACAGATGGAGTCGCAACATCAATTGACCAATATGGTAGACAAGTCAAGCAAAGTACGGTTGAAACAAAATCTTTTAGTGATGAGTTAGACGATGCCAAAAAGGAAACGAAAGACCTTAGCAAAGAGTTGGATACTGTAAAGGGTGGACTATCTAGCTTTGGCAAAGTAGCGGTGGGTGCGGTTGTTGGCTTGGGTGCTGCACTATATGGAGTCACAGAAAGTACCAAAGAATTTAGGCAAGATTTCTCTAAACTCGAACAGAATGCTAGAGATGTTGGAACTGGAATCGATGGAGTATCAGGAGAACTCAAAAAACTTGATGCAATAACAGGCGAGACAGATGCAAATATAGAAGGTTTATCAAACTTAATGGCTGCCGGATTTAAAGGTGAAGGGCTTACAAAAGCAGTAGAAGCCTTATCTGGTGCAGTAATAAAATTTCCCGACACGATGAAGATAGAAGGTTTATCCGACGGACTACAAGAAACACTTGCCACAGGGAAAGCAGTTGGAACATTTGGAGAAATGCTTGAGAGGTTAGGATATAACTTAGCTGACTTTGACAAAGGGTTAGCAGCTTGTAATGGCGAAGCAGAAAAGCAAGCATATATTTTAGATGTACTTGCATCTACTGGACTTGCTGATGTTAATAAGCAATATAGAGAAAATAATAAAGAATTAATTGCTAATGCTGATGCCCAATATGATATGCGTGAAGCAATGTCTGATATTGCGACTGCGGTTGCACCATCTTTAAATAGAGCCATGCAGAAAGTATCGGATGGAGTTAAAGATTTTAGTGAAGGAACGTTGCCGGTTTTGGTTGATGGTCTTGAGTGGGTTATTGATAACTCTGATTTAGTAATAGGTGGTATTGTTGGCATAGCTACTGGACTTGCGGTGTTTAAAGCAGGGGGTGTAATAGTTGCCGGCATTGAATTAACCCAAGCAGCAATGGCAGCTTATGCAGCAGAAACAACAATAGCGGCCGGAGCAACCGCAGCATTAAATGTTGTACAGTTAGCTAGTCCTATGGGGTTAGTGGCGGCAGCGGTTGGACTCGCAGTCGGAGGATTGGCAATATATGCACTTAATGCAGATAAATCATCAAGTGCAACTGATGCGTTAAATGAAAAATCTAAAGCATTGACCGGAACAATTAAAGATAATGTTCAAGCTAGAAAAGACTCTACAAAAGCGGTTGAATCAGAGTACGGTTCCATATCTATTCTTACTGATGAATTATACAAGTTGGCAGACAAGACCAATAAATCTAACTCTGAAAAGGCTCAGATGGTGTCTATCGTAGGGCAATTAAACGAATTAATGCCTGAGTTAAATCTACAAATAGACAAGGAAACTGGACACTTAAATAAAAATCATGGTGAAATTGAAAAAGTAACGAGAGCCAATTTAGAATATTACAAAGTTAAAGTATCTCAAGAAAAGCTTATTGGTATAACTGAGGATATGGCAAAAGCAGAAATAAATCTAAGCGAGCAAATGGAACGGAAAGGAGAAATCCAAGATAAACTAAACGCATTAAGCGAGAAGAATTTCCATTTAAGTTCTAGTCAGCGAAAAGATTATAACGATCAGATGGAATCGCTAGACGAACAGATAGCGAAAACCAAAGGCACAATGAAAGGTCTAGGCGCTGAATTTGACTCAACCTCAAAATATGTAGGCGATAACACAGATAAATTAAATGCCAATGGTGCACAATATGGCGAATTAGGAAGTTCGGCTGAGAGTGCATCCGGTCAAGTAACTGAGTCAGTGAACACAATGTCAGCTGAAACCGCCGAAGCAGTACAATCAATGAGTGATAGTATATATAACTCAACAGGATTATTTGACGAGTTTTCGAAAAGCACCGATGTATCAAGTGAAACATTAATGGAGAATCTTAGATCTCAAGTAACTGGGGTTGCAGAGTGGGCTACTAATATTACCGAATTAGCGAAAAAAGGCATAGACGAAGGACTATTGCAAGAGTTAAGAGACATGGGACCCGAAGCATATACCGAAATCGCAGCCTTAAATGGAATGACTGGCGAACAACTTACAGAGTATAACCGACTATGGCTAGAGAAAACCGCACAAGCCACAGCTGTAGCAATAGAGCAAGCTGGATTAACTAAAGATGGGGTAACGACCGAAACTGGACAAATGAGCGAAAATGGCATAGCAGCAGCCGGTGGCATGGCTTTTGGAATGTTGGAAAAATTACAACAAGGTACTCCGGGAGTTACAGGAGCAGCCGATAATATGAAGATTGGTGTAGATGGCAAGCTTCAACCTTTAGCAGGGATAGGACTAAAAACCGGTATGGCAACAGCTACTAATTTAGGTAGTGGAATATCAGTGAATGGTTATCAAGCATCAAACGCAATGGGTACAGTAGTTGGTGATGCAAAAACTGCTGGTGAAAAGAAATCCACAGGGACTACCTCAATAGGCAAGGCTTTAGTAGATGGAATTTCACTCGGAATAGCGAACAATGGTTTCAATGTGTCGGGTGCATTAGGCGGAATTGTTAGTGGTGCGATGAAGTGGGTTAAAGATAAGTATGGCATTAAATCTCCATCTAGAGTTTTTAGGGATGAAGTTGGAATGATGTTAGGTGCTGGACTTGCAATAGGGATCGAGAATAGTGCAGCCGATGTTAATAGAGCAATGGGAGTACTTAATAAAGAAATAAGCCTAGACCCTATAAATGCAAGTGTAAATACATCAATAAATGGATCTTCTAGCACTGGTGGACTTGATCTAGGCAGTTTAGTAAGTGCAATAACTTCGCTAGCCAATAGACCTATTACATTAAGTATAAATGGTAGAGAATTTGCAACTGCCACATCAGGAGATATGAGTATAGCGTTAAATTCATTAAATAAATCAGGAGCAAGGCAGATGGGGGTGGTAGTACGATAACGCTAGATGGATATACATTAAAATACTTTGGACTACATTGTGAAAAGCAAAAAAACCCATTGACTCCTGAATACACTCACAAAACACAAGATATTCCCGGAGTTGGAGTTGTAAATTTTGGGGCAGAAATTAAAGAGAAACCTTTTGAATTTGAAATAAGCACAAAAGGAATAGACAAAATTGATCTTCAGCATAAACTAAGAACTTTCATTTCGTTTTTATTTGATGATTTTGGAAAACCAAGAGACATTAAATTGATCTATAATTATGAATCAGACAAGTTTTATACAGTTAAAGTTATATCTCAGATAGACCCTGATAGGGTACTCCGAACTGGAAAATTTGATTTAAGGTTTGTGGGTTACGATCCTTATGCTCAATCTAATATATTTGCGGATGAAGTTATGTGGGGCAGTGAGGTTTTAACTTTTCGATCATATTACCTTTTAGGACATTCGATGTCAAGAAATGTTGTGTTGTGGGGTAGTGATGAATTAACATTCGATGGTGATTATGAAATGGGATATACCGATGCTGTAGGAGCAATAAATGTTACAGGCCAGACCGAACTAGATGTATATGTAGATGGGTTAGTAGTTAAACCAATTATTGAAATAAGCGGAAGTGCAACAAATTTAGTGATATCAGCAAATGGAAAAACGCTTAACTTCCCTACTTTCAGTAATTCTATTTGGGATATAGATTGTGAAAATTACACAGTGTTGAAAAACGGAGTCAACACTTTTGAAATAGGTTTGAGAGAATTTATGTTGTTAAAAGGTGCTGGGAAAGTTGGAATATCAGGAAGTGGTATTGATATTGATATACGAATTAAATACAGAGACAAATACCTATAGGAGGTGGTGATGTGGCAAGTATAATAAATTCAAGCGACAAACTTAACCAAGGAAGACAAAAGATAAACGCATTCATGGAAGAATTTAATCAAACTGTAATTGATGGTGACAGTTCTGTCGAAGCCGCTCAAGCTAGGGTTGAAGCAGATGGAACCGTTAACGCAACACTACAAGCTAGATTAAATAAAAAAGATACTGAATTAAACAAGAACACTCTTGATATTAAAGGTAGGGGCATAAACGTTATGTTCCCTCCAATACCATTAATGCCACCAGCGGCCGATAATATAGCTGACGATTCGGAAATATTTCAAGCTATTATTAATCTAGGAGTTAAAGTAATTGTACCAGATGGACGGTATCGAATTGCCAATACAGTTATTCTAGGATCGCTTGATTTTGTGGGTTCTGGTCAAAATACAATATTTGATATAGATGGTTGTGATGGTTTTAAATTATCGGTATCTACTGGCAGAAAAATAACTGAGATACATTCATTCAGAGTTCTATCATCAAGAGTTAATTGTGACAATTTCTGTGCTTTTACGTCTGAACAACATCTTACTAATAGAGCACTAGGTTATAATATTCACCACATAGAAATTGGTGGAGAAGGTCGTTTTGGTGCCGGATTTTTATTTTATGATATGTTTAGGCTTGACATTAGTCACGTGGGGCTAACAGGTGCCATGAATGCTGTAATGCTGGTAGGTCAAATCGTACAAGCTACACTTAACGCTATTACATCAAATCTAGATGTAGCAACTAGTGTTACAACGACTATTAACGGAGGTAAGAAATGCGGATTATACGTAGGTGGCAGTAGCCACAATGGAGTGTACCAAAATCCTGAATCTGTAAAAACTAGAGCCTGTGGGTTCGTCGGCCATGATTACGGAATATATCAAGATGATTGTTTATTTGGTGTATACGATGCAATGGATTTGGATTACTGCAAAAAAATTGGTGCATTTATTAACTCAGCTAGTGGAGGGTACATTCTTACAGATACTTGGATTGCTATGGATGGCGCACAGGTTTGCTACGGTATTCAAATCGTTACCCCTAATTTTGACCCGCATCCTATCGAGGTAAAAGATAATCATATATCATTCTTTAGTTCTGTTCTTCCTGATTCGGTCGGTATATTTGTTTCGGACGCTTCGAATGCCGGCAGAGTAAATGTAAAAATAAAAGACAACACAATAAAAGCACCTGCTAACACTATCAAACATGGCATACTTTTTAATAGGACAAAGCAATTTCAATGTAGTGGCAATACTGTATTTCCAGGTTGTTGCACAAATGAAGAAATTTATATGTCATGGGTGGAAAAGTTTACTTGCGACAAAAATATAGCTAGTAGGTTGTACGTATATAGTGACGCATCATATTACGAGTGTTACGGAAATCACGTTGATACATACAGTTTAAATGGCAGTAGCGTAAAACACTTTATAAAAGATGGAGTTATACAGGCTTAAGGAGGCGATGAAATGGCAGAACTAATAGAGGTAGGCGACAGTCTTAATGATGGCAGAGAAAAACTAAACGTCGCAATTTTACAATCAGAAGAAGCATTAACTAAATCTACTATTGCAAGTGATACGGTTGAAGATATAGCAGGCACGGTACTTGCATCTGTAGATGAAGCGGTTGCCGAAGCAGTAAGAGTAACCAATGAAGTAATAGTAATATCTAGCGAAGCGCTAGAACAATCAGAAAATACTCAAACTCAGTTAAATACAATTGTTATAAATGGTGACTCCTCCGTTGAAGCCGCTCAAGCTAGAGTTGAACAAGACGGTACTGTAAATACTACATTAAAAGCTAGATTAGATAAAAAAGAAACTGAGACTGCTGCGCAATTGGCAGAAACTACGCTACAACTTGAAGTAAATTCTAATGCGATTGCAATTAACTCTAATTTAATACAAACATCTTTGAGTGGACGTCCAAATGGTGCTTATACCACTTTGGCTTTATTGCAAGCTGCTCATCCTACAGACGATGGAAATATATATGTAGTCGGAACAACGACGGGGTATATATATGATTGGATTGATGGTGCTTGGACTAACACGAATGTACAATACGGAGGGACAGTACTTCCTGATAGTGCAGTATCATCTTTTAATGTAGATAGCTATAATTCCAAAAGTGAGGCGTTTTTAAACAAGTGTGAAGGTAATTTGCATTTAAACTCGTTAACATGGTGGGCAGCATTAAATGGAACAAGGGTATTAGATGCACTAGGTATTAAGATTACAACAGATGCTAACGGTATTGGTTATGTATACAATAGTGTCAAAGGAAGTGTTTTTAATTGTGCTGTTGGAGATAAAATAGTATACATAACTAAGTTTAAAACAGGAGATTACACTGGAAATTTAAAAATAACGAATGCGTTGTATACTACAAGTGTTACCCAGGTAGTTGATTGTAATATAAATGTTCAACCTAATACTGAGTATTATGCAATTTCAGAATATATATCAAACTTAGCATTTAATGATATCGCAGGTGGTGCAGCGGTTAAATTTACGAGTGATGGAACAATTGTTGATGTAATTCTTGAGCAACAATTCATTTCGTTTATTGCAAAATCTTCTTACTTTTTTAATTTTAAGTTTGATGATGTAAATAATCAAGCACATATTATTAGTTGCAGGGATAAAGCACTATTAAAAACTTTAAATTCATATGATAGTAAAAAATTAGGTGGTAGCACAAAAGAAGATATAATTGCTGAAGCGGTTGCTGAAGCTACAGGTATGACAACTAAAGATGTGTCTTGTAATGGTGACAGTTTAACCCAAGGAACAGGAAGTCCCTACCCATATCCATATGTGTTGGGAACGCTACTTGTTGATAGAATAGTAAATCGTTTTGGAGTAGGTGGTGACGGAAGTTTAAGTGTGGCTTATAGACAAGGTGGTATGCCTTTATATGTTCAACCATGCACAATTCCTGCTGATACATCGGTAGTGTCTATAGTATTAAAAAACGCTAATGGTGATACCGTCAATTTAAGTGCTTTGAACGGCTTAATGTTTGGTGTTAATCCTTGTTTTGTTAATGGTATTGAAGGAACATTATCTTATAGTAGCGGAGTGAAATTTACTAGAACAGTGGCAGGAAGTGCGGTAACAAATACTAGACCAACATTATTTATCACAGAAACAATGAAAAATCATAAAGATGATATTCATGTTATTTGGGCAGGCACGAACGATGGAATCACTGTAAATGGAGTAACCGATACATTTAATAACATTGATGCAATGATTGAATCCATTAATCATAGACAATACATTGTGATTGGAATGACAGCTAAAACCTATATGTCAAACGTGGCAGATATCAACGTATTATTTCGTAAAAAGTACGGTAATCGTTTCTTGGATATAAGACAATATTTACTTAATTATGGACTTGCTGATGCAGGGATTACTCCAACTACACAAGATACAACAGACATAGCTAATGGTGAAATCCCTATAAGCTTGAGAAGTGACGCAGTACATCTTAATACTGCTGGATATGATATTGTAGCTAAACAAGTTTATGAGTTTGGCAAAGATTTAGGATATTGGAGTTAAGACATATTAGGAATAAAGTGTGCGGTACTTGAGATCTCAAAAGAGGTCTCTTTTTAATGCAGAAAGGAGGTCTTGACTTATACTAATCGTAAAAGATAAAAATCAAAAAGAACTAGGTATCCTAGAAAGTGCATACAACATATCAATAAAGAGGACAGTCAATTCAATCTGGCAATCCTCTTTTTCTTTACTCAAAAAAGACCCAAAGAACGAACTTTGCTCACACATGAATTATGTAGCTATATACGGAGAGAGTGAGCGATATTACGGACTGTATAGGATAATGCCTACGGAAACTCGAATAAACGATACAAATGAAAGTATCACATATACTTGCGAACACGTATTAGCAACATTGCTCGATGATGTAATGAATGGCTACCACCAATACACAAACTATACTACAAGACAAGCCTTAGAATACATTTTAAGCCTACAAGAAACTGAGAGGTGGGTATTAGGTCAAATAGATTTTACAAGGTACTTTAGTTACTCTTTCGAGAATGAGAATGGACTCTTAGCACCTATCCTATCAATCCCTAAGCCTTTTAGCGAGCCATACGAGTTTACATTCGATACAGAAAATTATCCTTGGACATTAAATCTAATCCAAGCTAGTGACGTTGTAAAGGCTGAAATTAGATGGGGAAAGGATATGATAGATTTTAGCGAAGTATCAGACCCTACCGACATAGTTAATTATCTAATTCCAAAAGGTTCAGGCGAGGGAGTTAATCAAGTAACAATTGAAAGTGTAAATGGTGGACTTAATTATCTTAAGGATGATGCGTCAATTGTAAAGTGGGGTAAACGGTCTTATATATGGATTGACTCACGTTTTGAGGATGCACAAACTTTAAAGGATAATGCGCAAGCTTTGCTTGAACAATGGAAAGAACCTAAAGTAAGTTTTCCTTTGGACTCCACAGACCTTTCAATATTGCCTGAATTTGCTCAGGAAAGAAAAATTTTGAATGGTGTAACTAGAATTATAGTTGATGATGAAAATTATTATGGGAGAATTATTGGCGAGAACATTACAGATTTGTCGAAAGAATACGATGTAAGTTATGACATAAATAATAAACTTAACGACATGGCCACTACACAGACTGATATCGAGAGAAAGCAACAAGTTAATGACGCCTATTCCCAAGGGGCAACTAATATAATCAACTTCACCTACCAAGATAATTGTGATAGTGTGATTCCAGCGATTGTCCCATTTTATATTGATGATGATGTAGTTAACGTAAACACTTGCGAATTGACTTTTAGGACGAAGGCTTTTAGGGCATACAGTCAAGCTACTGATGGTGGAGGGGCAACTGTGAGTTCTACCAGTAGTGGTGGAGGTACAAGTAAGTCAACAGATAGTGGTGGTGGCAGTGCTCAAACATCAAGTTCTGGTGGGAATAGTACCGTTATAGCACCAACCGGTTTCATAGATTCTGTGTCCGGTGGGACAAGTGGCGCAGTTGAATACACTGGTGGTGGACACTTTCATACTTTTTCTATCTCAGGGGCTTCATATGAACATACTCACACCATTGATATACCGGCTCATACACATAGTGTAAACATTCCAGCGCATAGTCATTCATTTAATACACCTGATCATAGTCACGAAGTAACGTTGCCAAATCATGAACATGGGATTAAACATGGTATTTATGAACTTGAAACAACGCCATCTAGCGTAGCGATTAAAGTGGATGGAAATTTAATATCACACGACTCCACAACAGGTGACAGAATAAATCTAGTCAACTATATGAATAAAGAGAGCAGCGGAAAGATTACAAGAGGTAGACATGAGGTTGAAATATTACCTAATGGATTGGCTAGGATAGAGGCTGATTTAATACTACGCGTATTTATTCAATCGCGTCTTGGAGGAAATTACTAAAAGCACTTATCATTTCGCTCTTATTGGTATATAATAATATCAATGGGAGGGATGTTCCGTGAAGAAAATAATATTTGCCTTTATATTAATCTTGTTTTTAGGTGGCTGTACTAACGAGGTTTCTAACAAAGAGGTTAAGAATGATAAACAAATTGAATCTAATCAAACAATAGAAGATGACTTAAAATTAGAAGATGTAGAAGGTAGACCAACAGTTTCGCCTAATTTAGAAGATTTAGCTGAAGTTGAAGGTGACTTATTAACCACTAAGTTTGCAAATGGTAATCCGGTTATATATAAAGTAATAGTTGCAAAAGACCCAACTCAACCAGCAGGACCAGACAATGAGATAATATACGAAGTAACCAAAGAAGTTTATGATAAAATGATGCCTGGTTTATTCTATAAGCCAGAAGAATACAGAGAGTAGAAATCCTACTCTTTTTTTATTACAGAAAGGAGTCGATGAAATGTATTTAAAAGTTATAACTCACAGCGGAATAGACGATACAGTTGAGGTATTAGAGTATGACCCAGTCAAACTAAATGCAGATTTAAACAGCAATGAGATTCAAACGGTTTTGATAGGTAAAAACATCTACTCAAGGATAGACATCAAGTATGTCTCAGAAGTCACAGCACCTTAAATGGTGCTTTTTTAACGCCAAAGAATCATGAAAGAAGGTGATATCATGACATTGTTCTTCTGGTGGTGGTTATTCATTTAGGATAAAACAAAACCCTCAAAGCAATCGTGAAAATACACTTTGAGGGTGAACACATAACCTCGAAAGGTTACAAGTCACATTATAGTTAATTTGGTGCAAAAAGACAATAGGCGAAATATGGGAGGTTAAAATGGGCGAAGAAAGAACAGATACAATTTTAGAACATCACGACAAAGATATAAACGAAATTAAAGTTGAAATAAAAGATATAAATGTAAGTGTGACAGAGATAGAAAAAACTAATATTGAAATTCAAATCAATGTTAAGTCCATTTTAGACACCTACAAAACGATAAAAAACACAACAATAGGATTCGTCGTATTAAATATTTTAACAATGCTCTGGACACTGAGCAAAAACCTAGGAGGATGATAATAATGAATTTGAAAAAAGTAAGTAAAGAAACTTGGATAAGAACAATTATATTGGTGGTATCACTGGTAAATATCGCTTTGAGGGAGTTTGGGATTGACACGTTACCATTTACTCCTGAAGAGTTTGGAGAAGGTTTCTCGGCTGTATTTGCTATCGTAATGTCAATCGTAACTTGGTGGAAGAATAACTCTTTTACCCAACCGGCACAGTATGCAGATGAAATAATGAAAGGAGAGAAATAAATGAAAGTTTATATAGATGATGGACACCCAAAAGGAAACGTTAACGGTGGCTCACAAGGTTACAAAGAGGAACAAGGCAATCTCAAGTCTGCTAGATATCTTCAGAACATATTAGAAAGTTCAGGAATCGAAGTAAGAGTCTCGAATGATATTTATGATGGTGATTCCTTAACTCGTAGAGGGCAAGAAGCGGTCAAATGGGGTGCTAATGTATTTTTTAGTATTCATAGTAACGCCGGTGGTGGACAAGGCTCAGAGTGCTACTACTCCATCAGATTACCTAGTGATAGAGTTTACGCTCAATTAATATCCGATTCAATTTCCAAAGAGTTTGGGGTTAAGAATAGAGGTGCAAAATTCAAAGAGAGTGTTAAGTACCCAGGCTATGATTTTTTAACCGTAATTGCTACTGCTCAAAAAGGTGGAGTACCTCACGTATTTCTAGTAGAGTCTATGTTCCATGATAACTTAGTCGAGGAAAGTTTGTTATTACAAGATGAAACTCATAGAAAATTAGCTAGTATTTACGCTGATATGATTTTCAAGCTACTAGGAATATCAGGTTCGGCTTCTTTGCCAAACAGAGGGGCTACAACTAATGTTAATGTTGAAGTTAAAGTTGAATCGAATATCGATAAAGCTAGAAGCTATGTAGGAATACGTTGTAGAGAACTCCAAACTAAATTAAATCAGGCTGGATATGATTGTGGTGCTGCGGATGGAATACTTGGTCAAAATACATATAACGCCTTGATTAGATTTCAGTCCGAAAATGGTTTATCTGCAGATGGACTCGCTGGAGCTAAAACATTTGCCAAGCTTGAAGAAAAGATTGCAAGAAGTTATCCAGTATTGAGGCAAGGTGCTACAGGAAAATATGTAAAGATTGCGCAACAACATCTACTAGACAAAGGCTATGGTTTGGGAAAGAGTGGGGCAGATGGTGACTTTGGATCCAAGACAAATAAAGCGATTAGAATATTTCAAGAGAATAAGGGATTAAAGATTGATGGAGTCATCGGGATTGCAACATGGAGTGAGTTAGTGAAATAATTCGAGGGGAGAGATCCCCTCTTTTTTTATTTACCAATATCAAATGTAAACAACTCAAAATCTTTTGAATAATCGTCTGAATTTCCTTCGCAAGTTATTTTAAAACCTTCATCTTTGCCGATAGATTTAAATGTAACAATTCCTTCCGTTTCAACTCCTGAAGATAAATCGCTTTGCACCTCTGGATATCCGGCTTCATAATTACGTTCCTCATCAAATTGAGTTGTGCCTTGTATCAATTTTGTATTGAATGAATAAAAGCTCATATTTGTATTTGATTCGTTAGAAATTTTAAAGTAAACCCTAGTTTCGTTTTCTGCTAATTCTATTTTTTTAATTTCTACATTTAAACCATGTTGACTCTGCTTCTGATTTACTTCAATTGATTTTACGGCAGGACTGAAGACTTCTGCGTAGCTTGATTTCTCGACTTTATAGGTTGATATTGTTGGGTAACTAAGCGTACCACCCATGGCGTTTTCACCTTCATATACATCTCCTATCACCCCTTGTATATGCACGAATTCATTTTCTTTAATATCTGAGTTGGGATCGAAGTGGTATGCAATTATATGATCTTGACGATTTCCCATATTTACATTCACTTGTAATGCGACACCTTCTGTGGTTTTTTCCAGATAAAAAACTTGCCCATACAAATCAACGCTCGAACCTTTAAAAGGTGTAGATGCGTCGTATATTGTAGAAAATTCTTCAGCGGAAAGAGCCTTGTTTTCGTCAAATTTGAATGTTTCATTACCTACAGTTTCCTCTTTATTTTCCGATGATGAGCAGCCACCAAATATTAATATAACTGCAAGTATGATCGTAATGAATGCTATCTTAAAATTTCCTTTTGTCATAATTATTCCCCCTTTTTATATATTCTACTATACTACAAAATTTAGCAAAATACTTTCTGTTTGAGGATAAAAATACAAATAACTTCTTATTAATTTGTACCGTTTTCTATCAGTAACTAACAAGTAACTAACAAAGTGGATATTAAAAAAGTTTCAATATAATTTGAAACCACTGGTGCTACTACTTATTATTGGTGGAGACAATGGGATTCGAACCCACGGCCCCTTGACTGCCAGTCAGATTAGAGTACATTTTTTAATTGTTCTTAAACTACTGATATCGCTTGAATCCATTGTATTTGTTGGTATTTTATATTATATGGGTTAGTGTGAATTTCTATCGTTTTTTATCGGTAACTAACAAGTAACTAACAAAAATCATTATATCTTTTCAATTGCTTGCTTTAAATCTTTAATATTAGAATGAGTGTAAATATTTGCAGTGGTAGCATAATCTGCGTGACCAATTAACTTTTGTATAAGTAGCGGGTCTACTCCGGCTCTAGCTAACAAACTACCAAATGTGTGTCGGGTACAATGTGGATTTAATCTTCTTATTGTACTATCTCCAACTTTTATTTTTTCAATCGCAGGATAGTATAAATAATCTCTATAGTATTTTATCTTTATGCCTTTTCCGTTTCTACAAATCAAAGTTTCTCCATTTTTTTCATACCATTCTTTCATATACTTCTGAATTTTAGGATTAATGGGGATTGGTCTATTTTTACCAGCTTCCGTTTTTGCTCCACCAGTAATGATCATGTTATCTATATCTACATTAAACTTAGTGAGTGCCAATAACTCGCCGATCCTCATGCCCGTGTAAATCAATATAAGTACCGTATTCGCCCACTCATTAACTTTTGCATATTCTTCTATAACTTTAATTTCTAAGTCGTTAAATGATTCCTTTTCTCCAACCTCTTTATACGGTGCATCTATAAATTGAGCGTAATTCTTACTTACGACATCATTCTCTAGTGCTGATTTGTATAACAATCCAGCAAGGGTTTTAACTTTTCCATACGAACTTTGACTCATTCCATCATCATACATTTTATCGATAATGTTCTGCATATCATCTTTTCTAATTTCTTTAAACTTCATATTGCCAAGCGTACCGAGATAGTTCCACGCAGTTCTGTAGCTTTCAGCAGTTTTCTTTGCTATGTTTTCATATTTCTTTATTGACCATTTATCGTAAAGCTCTTTTAATGTAATATCTCCACGTTCGGCGATTGGGTTTTTATTATATTCTGCAAGAGCAGCTAAAGCTTTGGGTCTACTTTCGTAGTAACCTATAGTGTAATATAATTGCTTTTTAACCTTAATCTCTTTATTTATATCTTTGCCATCTTGCGAATCAAGTTTACGAGTTACTGTTTCTTCCTTCCAGCCCGTAGTTTTTCTTACTACCCATGGTTTTCTCCTATTGCCTGACAATTTATAGATACTTCCATATCCATTAGGCATTTTCACAATAAACACCATCCAATTTATGATTGCATATTTCTATTTCGCTAACATCTTCACTGTAAAAGTCATTATTGTCTATGTGATGTAATTCGTGTAAATATCCTTCTAATTGTTGCTCAATGTTAAGTTTACTATTGATTACTATAGTGTAGCTACCATCTTCATTGATTGTGCTTGTCGCTTTAACTCTGCAAGGTAAATCCATCATTAACACTATAATCATTGTGCATCTCCTGATGTAGAATTATTTTTCCTCAGCTTATTTGTTTTTTAATTGCAATAATAAATTTCTAACTATATCTAAATCCTCTGGCTTTGCGTTTCTGCTTGCATCAAATAATAATTTCAACTCTTTATTCTCAAATATTTCTTGAGCTATTTGTCTTGTTTGTAAGTCGGTGTAATATTCTCCTGATTCTTTTTTAGTTCCTGTAAGATAATTCATATCCACATTAAAAAAGTCGGCGATTTTTTCAAGCGCATTAATGTCAGGTTCTCTTTTCCCACTTTCATACATACTTACCGCACTTCTAGATATTCCTAATTTTATTGCCAATTCATTTTGATTAAGTCCATCTCTAATTCTTAAATATTTAAACACGCTTTTAAAACCACCCATTTTTTCATTACCTCCTAATGTGATACTATTTTACCACAATACTACATAAAAGTACACAAAATAATTACATTTAGTAAATAAATATATATAAAACAATTTACACTTAGTGCTTGACACTATGTGTGGAGTGATATATTATAGTAATTAACAAAAGATAAATGAGTGGAGGTGAAATTAATGGACAAAGACAAGATAGCAAAAAAACTGATATCGTTGAGAGGTGATAAAACCAAAGAACAAGTGGCAGTAGACCTTGGGGTCGCTTACGCATCTATAGTAAGTTACGAGAGAGGTGATAGAATACCCCGTGATGAACTAAAGATCAAGATCGCAAAGTATTACGGATTGAAAGTTGAAGATATTTTTTTTAACCAACAATGACACACTTAGTGACAAAGCGAGGAGGAACAGGTGTGGAGAGACAAAGAGTAACAATTAAAGAAGCTGCTAAAATTCTAGGGATATCAGAACAATATGTGAGACTAGGATTACAAAGTGGTGAATTGCCGTTTGGAACAGCAGTAAAAATGAGCAGTATCTACACTTACCATATATCACCAAAACTTTTTAAAGAATACATAGGAGGATAAGTTAATGAACGAGTTGCAAATATTTAACAACATAGAATTTGGACAAGTTAGAGTTTTAGAAAAAGATGGACAACCTTGGTTTGTTGGGAAAGACGTATGTTCTATTTTAGAAATTAAAAACAATAGGGATGCGGTCGCAAGATTAGATGAAGATGAGAAGGATGTAGTTTTAACCGACACCCTTGGAGGAAAACAAATATTACAAATCGTCAACGAATTTGGTTTATACTCTTTGATTTTAGGAAGTAGAAAACCCGAAGCAAAGCAATTTAAAAGATGGATTACTCACGATGTAGTTCCACAAATCAGAAAAACAGGATCATATCAAATGCCACGGACTAAAAAAGAAGAACTCCAACTCTTTGCAGAAACGTTCAGAGAACAGGACGAGAAAATCGAAGCAGTAAACAGTGACTTACAAAATTTTAAACTAGACATACCGTTATTAGGCATTGAATGCGAAAGAATAACCTCTACAGTACGAACCAAAGGTGTAACTTGCCTAGGCGGTAAACAATCGCCATCGTATCAAAACAAGTCTCTCAGGAGTCGCATCTACTCTGATATATACGGACAACTCAAAAGAGAGTTTGGAGTTACATCTTACAAGGCTATAAAACGTATTCAAAGTGATTTAGCAGTAGATATTGTAAAGAAGTATACACCACCGTTTGCTTTAAATGAAGAAATTCAAGGAGTTAATAGTCAGGTGGGGTTTGATGCGTAATATGAATAAATGTGAAGGAGTTGTTAGTTAGTTATGAATAAAAATTGTGATAATTGTTATTGGAAATGGTATGAAAATAAATTTTGTATATATAACGAAAGTAAACCTATAGAAAATATATGCGACAAGCATATGTACTTATGTTGTGAATGTGGGTTGGGTACAGAGTATAAATATAATAACAAATTTTATTGTGGAGATTGTTTACTAAAAGAGTTTGATGTAACAGAATCTACTACTATTCATTACTGTTTAGATGGTGAATATTTAGGAAGCAATGACGACTTTCAAGAAGTTATTAGAATGTTAGATAGCAGTATAGAAGAACTTAATTAAAACATAATTCAAATAAACCACGTACCAAACTAAATCCAAAAGGAGGACAACCAATGCAACCACTAAGAGTTACAACCTCATACCTGAGATTAATAAAATCCGAACTAAATCAAAGCGCAAGCAATTTCAAACAACAAAGCGAAGCAATGGACAAGGCTATTGAAGTTATAGAAGATATTTTAAGAGACGTAGAAATGTAGGAGGGGTAGAGGTGGCAAGTAATAAGTTTTGGACTAAAGCAGAGGATAATATATTAAAAAAGCATTACGGTAAAATACCGAGCGAGGAACTAGAAAAGAAGTTTACTGGTAGAACAATGGGAGCAATTGAAATGAGAACATTCACCATAGGGATTCGCAACAATGATGATTGGACAGAAGAGCAGGACCAGTTTTTATTCGACAACGTAAATATGACAACTAGAGAAGTATCTGACCATCTGAAGAAAACTTATGGCTCAGTAGTGAAAAGAAGAAAGTTTCTAGGAGTACCTAAGAGAAATACGAACAAATGCATAGTATACAAAAAGAGACCAATTATAAACGGATTCATGGTAAAGGCTACCTATTCACTAAAAGAAGATGTTAAAAATCCATTCATAGCTAAACCGAATATATATAAACGAACAATGAGATACCCAACAGAACCCACCAAAGAAAGTGCCACTAATAGAGCCTTAGATTCGATGCTAAACCACATGAAAGTTGTAAATGTAGAAATCAAGGAGGTTATCCCACTATGAAATTAAAAACCAAACAAAAGCTAAATTGTCTCCTGAGTCTCGAAGATATTGACTTGCTAAAAGAAAACAATCACAACCCTTACGAATTTATGATCTTGGAGAAAAATGCAGAGGTCAAAGTATTTCAGGTAATAGATCAAAGTCAAAAACCGATTAGCTTGAGGTATTGACATGACAGGAGAGATATTCCTAGCATTCTTTTTACTCTTAGGGATCATCACCTACCTAGATTACAAGGAGGAACAACAATGATTACCCTGCCAAAAACCATACAAGCCACAAATACCATAATTAGAGCGTTGAAATCTATATTACCATACGAGAGTAACAAGAAAGAAATTACTGAGGATATAGAGTTGCTAGAGAGCCACAGGGAGAAGTTGAAAGTAAAAAAAAGTTCTGAAAGTTGGCGCTGACAGAACGGTAAGAAAATAAACTTACGTAGATTATACCACAAGGAGGAATGTTTGTGAATAGCGATGATCTGCTAATAAAAAAATACACCTATTGGCTCAAAGAAATCGAGCAGAAAGAGGATAAACTTGTTGTAATTCTTAAAGACTTAACAAAGCAAAAGAAGGAAATCGCTACATGGATTAAAGAATTGAAGGAGGAATCAAATTGAAAATAACTAAAATCAAAATAAAAAACTTGTTTGGCATCAAAGAATATGAAGCAGGTGGAAAATCGTTAGAGTTAACAGGCGAAAACGGAGCCGGTAAAACCTCTGTAATAGATTCCATTAGATACGCATTAACTAATAAGTCAAACCGCGATTACATAGTAAGAAATGGAGAAACAGAGGGTGAAATATTAATCGAAACTGATGCAGGGTTAACCATAAACAGAAAATCTAGGACAACCCAATCAGATTATAAGAGTATAAAGAAAAACGGTGCTGAGGTGCAAAGTCCCGAAACTTTTCTTAAAGATATCTTCACAGAATTGCAGTTGAATCCAGTAGAGTTCATGTTTATGGATAAGAAAAAACAGAATGCAATCATCCTAGACATGATCGAATTTCCTTGGGACTTAGCTTGGATAAAAGAACAATTTGGAGAGATCGTTCCTGACGTAAATTACGAACAAAATATTCTACAAGTACTAAACGACATCCAATCCGAAGGTGGTTTTTATTTCCGAAGAAGACAAGAGATTAATAGAGACACGAGAAATAAAAAAGCCTTTATTGAGGATATAGGAAACGAGCTGCCAACTGGATATAATGCAAAAGTTTGGGAGGAAGCAAATCTAAGCGAACTCTACAGAGAAATTGAAACTATCAGAAACCAAAACGGACAGATTGAAAAAGCAAAACATATAGTCGAAAACAGAAATAATAAGGTTAGAAAATTTGATGCAGATAGAGAAATATCGTTATCCACTTTAGACCGAGAAATGAATTTTAAAGCCAATGAAATTTCTAATCAACTTACTAGTCTAAAAGAACAAATAAAGTCACTAGAAGCCGAACAGGACTCTATCGCGGACAAAAGAGCAGACAAGCAAGAAGTTATTGAACAGACTTACAAAGCAAATATCGCTCAGTATGATGCAGAGGTGGAAGAATACAAAGATTTAGCAAATAAAGAAACTAAAGACTTATCTGAATTAACAGAACAGGCCACCAATACCGAGAAAATGAAATCTCACTTGAATGAGTACAAAAGAATGGTTACTCTGCAAGGTGAAGTTGCTGAATTATCGGAAGTTTCCGAGGGATTAACTGAAAAGATCGAGAAAGCTAGAACACTTCCTGGCGTAATACTTGAGACAGCTACTATCCCGATAACTGATTTGACCGTAAAGGATGGCATCCCACTAATAAAAGGACTTCCAGTGTCTAATCTATCAGAAGGTGAGAAACTTGATCTTTGCATAGATGTAGCGGTTCAAAAGCCGAACGCACTACAAATTGTTTTGATTGATGGAGTAGAGAAATTGTCTACAGAGAATAGAACTAGACTATATGAAAAATGCAAAGCTAAAGGATTGCAATTCATTGCAAGTCGTACAACGGACGATGCAGATTTAACAGTAATCGAACTATAAAAAAGGAGTGATACATAATGGAAAACGAAATTATAAACATAGAACCAAAACATGATCTAATAACAGGGGTATTTGAAAACTTAGAGAATTTCAAGGAACTTTACGATATAGGAAAAATGTTCGCATCATCAACTCTAGTTCCGCAAGCTTATCAAAAAAAACCGATGGATTGCGCAATAGCAGTAGATATGGCAAATCGCATGGGATTATCTCCAATGATGGTGATGCAAAATCTTTGGGTAGTCATGGGTAAACCTTCATGGAGTGGTCAAGCTTGTAAGGCTCTAGTAGAAGGTAGTGGAAGGTATACAAATGTGAAGCATGTTTACACAGGAACAAAAGGCGCGGATGATTGGGGTTGCTTTTTGCAAGCGACAAGGCTAGAAGATAACGAAGTTGTAAAAGGTGTTGAAGTAACTATTAAAATGGCAAAAGACGAAGGTTGGGTTAGTAAGAACGGTAGTAAGTGGAAAACAATGCCTGAATTAATGTTAGCTTACAGAGCAAGTGCGTTTTTCGCAAGAGTACATATACCTAATGCGCTAATGGGATTACAAGTCGAAGGAGAAGTTGAGGATGTAAATAAACCCATGTCAATAGAAGTTACCGATGCTTTCAAAGAGGTGTCGAAATGATAATTACCAACGAGAATTATTTTAGTAAGGAAGCAAGCCTAGAGTTCTTAGGCTCTTCGCAATACAAAAGTTTCGCTGGAACATCTGGAAAACAAGGGTGTGAAGCAAAGGCGATAGCTGAATTGAACGGTTACTGGGGCGAAGAAAAAACAACCGCTTTATTAGTTGGTGGATTTGTAGATGCGCACTTCGAGGGGACGTTAGATATTTTCAAAGCACAAAATCCTGAGATATTTACCAAGAAAGGCGAATTGAAAGCAGAATACAAAAAAGCTAACGAAATTATCACAAGAGTAGAACGTGATCCTAAGTTTATGCAATATATGAGCGGTGAGAAACAAGTCATAATGACAGGTGAGTTTTTCGGTTCTAAGTGGAAAATTAAGATAGATAGCTATCATCCCAATATTGCAATAGTGGATCTGAAATGTATGGCATCACTTACAAAATCAGAGTGGGTCAAAGATTATGGAAAAATGAACTTTGTAGAGTATTGGGGTTATACGATCCAAGGTGCTATTTATCAAAAGATAGTCGAGTTAAACACAGGAAAGAAATTACCTTTTTACATAGCTGGTGTGACAAAAGAAAAAGAACCGAATTTAGAGATAATAGAAATTGACAACGGAACTTTGAGTGACGCTTTATCATTAATGGAATCGAACGTCTCTAGGATTATATCTCTGAAAAAAGGTGAGATTGAACCTGATAGGTGCGGGCATTGTGACTATTGTAGATTTACAAAAATTCTAACAGGTCCTATACATTTTTCTCAGATTATGGAAGGTATTTAATATGATAGATAAAGAAATCTACGATAAATTATCCAGCGTGTATAGGAGCATGAAAACTCGATGTTATAGCAGCAGGAATAAAGCTTATTATTTATATGGCGGTAAAGGAATAAGAATATGCGAAACATGGCTATTGGATAAAGAAAAATTCATTGCATGGTCCATGGAAAATGGGTACAAGCAAGGACTCACAATTGACAGGATCGATAGCAATAAAAACTACGAACCTTTAAATTGTAGATGGGTCGATAGGTATGTACAGAATAATAATACAAGCAGAAATACATTCGTTACATATAAAAACCAAACACATACCTTAGCTGAATGGTCTAGAATAACTGGATTATCATATAAAACTATTTGTCATAGACATTCTCGCAATTGGGACACTGAAAGAATGTTCACACAAAAACAGGAGATTAGAAAATTATGAGAACTAAAAGCATCTTAGGGGATCAAGAGACTTGCTATGTATGTGGGAAAGGTGGCTACTTAGAAGATCATCATGTGTTCAATAGTTCCAATAGAGACCACAGCGAGAAGTACGGACTTAAAGTAAACCTCTGCCCTGAGTGTCACCGCGGTCATAATGGTGTCCACGGGAAGAATGGATCCAAGCTGAATCTAAAGCTAAAAATACAGTTCCAGAGGTTGTTCGAAAAGATGTATGGGCACGAGAAATTTATGGAGATTTTTAAGAAAAATTATATATAGAGTACCGCGGATTCTGAATAAAATGTTCAATAGATGAAAGGAATTGATAATTTGATTAATAAAGAAAAAATAAACAATACACAAATAGCAATAAATCATTTAAAAGTAGGTAGTCAATCAATGATACATATAGATTTAGCAGTAAAAGCACTTGAAAAGCAGATGCCAAAAAAGGTAGTAAATGAGGATTATTGTCCTATCTGTAACACCGATGGAAAAGATGATAATAATGTCCCTGGAGAGTATTGTCCTAATTGTGGTCAAAAGCTAGATTGGGAAAAGTTAATTGATTTACCTTGTAAGATTGGTGACAAGGTAAAAGCTACTGTTTGCAGACCTTATAATAGGCATGAAGCATATATACATGGTGAAGTAGTTGCAATATCTGAGGATAAAAAGATTATAAGGGTTTTATATAATGGGTGCAGAACAATTGATTTTTACGATACGGACTTTGGCAAAACTGTGTTTGTGGAAGAAGAAAAATAATTGCACATTTCAAATAAAATACGCAATAAAAAAGAGGTGATACAAATTTGGCAGAAAGAAGAATGACCAAAAGGCAAATAGCAATAAAAGAAAGTGATTTACCATATTCATTTGGTTATAAAATTAGAAGTGCTTTTTACGGTAAACAGTGTCCAATATGTAACTCTAATATGTCGATAGATCGTGAGTTTGGGATTAAAAATAGGATACCAACGATACAACATAATAAACCTATATCAAAAGGTGGTAAGCATAAATTAGGCAACATATCAGTTATTTGTAGACAATGCAATGTAACGATAAAAGACAAAGAAACTGGATTTTTGAACGCTAAAGAGGTGATAAAAGTATGGCAGACGTTAAATGGATAAAGATTTATACAGATATGTTAAGCAACAAGAAGATAAAACGCATCCGTAAAATGCCAGAAGGTAACAATGTGATATTGATTTGGGTATTCCTAATATCCGAAGCTGGAAAATGTAATAAAAATGGCGGCTTATTTTTAACCGACTTAATGCCGTTCAATGTTGATGATCTAGCTATTGAGTTTGATTTTGAGGTAGATGTTATAAGACTCGCTTTAAACATATTAGAAAAGTTTGAAATGATAGAAATCTTTGAAGATGTAATCTATATAAAGAACTGGGGAGAATACCAGAATATCGAAGGTATGGACAAGATTAGAGAACAAACAAGACTACGCAATGTTAAATATCGGCAAAAACAAAAACTATTAAATGACGTTAGCGTGACGTCACATGACGCAACAGAACTAGAAAAAGAACTAGAACTAGAAGAAGAGAAAGAAGAAGAGATAAAGAAACCTCCCCTTCCTTCTCCTAAAGAATTATCTATCGACTACAACAAGATCAAGGAAGACTTCAACATAAAGTGTACCAAACTTAATCCAATAACTACAATGACTACAAAGCGAAAACAATCAATACTGGCTAGAGTAAAAGAAAATGGAATCGAATCAATAGATATAGTCTTTGAGAACTCAAGTAAAAGCAAATTCATGTCAGGAGATAACGACAGGAATTGGACAGCAACATTTGACTGGATTATGAAGCCCAGTAATTACATAAAAGTCCTTGAAGGCAATTACAAAGATAAAGAAGCAACTACAAACAGTGGTCGCCTAGAAGATGTTTATAGTGATGATATGTTGGACGAGATAGAGAAAAAGGCGTTTGAAAAGCTAATGAGAGGGAGGGGTGAAGTTAAGTGAGGAAAGTTAGTCCGTGTCAATCATGCCACAAAGCACCTACAGGATGCCAAGAACAACCTACTTGCAAAGCATTAAAGGACCACGAAGCTTCCAGGGATGCAATGTACAGAAACCGAAGTTTGGACAAGAGTCGCAACTATAGAGATTTAAAGAGGGTGGGTAGATGGTAACATTCGTAGAAGTAATAAAAGTGGTAGCAGTATCACTCTTGATAATTAGTTCGATAGGTCCAATTTTAATGTTTATAGCCATGAGGAGGGAAAAGAAATGAAATTAATATTAAAAAGATTATTAGGACGTTGTGTATCTCGTGGTTGCAAAGATAAGTTTAAAATTCACGTGGATATAATTGTTGAAGGAAAACACATAAAAAGAACTCTTTGCAATAAACATTATGCTGAATTAATGCAAATTATGGAAAGTGGCACAAGAGTAGAAGAAATATCTAAAAAAGTCACTTTGCATATGAAGGATGTAATAGATGGTAGGGATTAGTATATTCTGGCTCGTAGCAATAGTAGTGATCATCTTATGGTTTATGGCAAGAGGTAAGTTAGGTAGCGACTATATATACACAGAGAAAGAAATGGAAGAACAAAAGCGACGAGGCGACAACTGGAAAACTATGTATCTGGATGAAAAAAATAAAAAGAACAGAGAACACCAAAGAGAATTAGATGATTTTGTTAATCATTATGAAGAGACTATTCTCCTGCTCAAACAAAGCTACGAAAATAAACTAAAGAAGGTGTAACTATGGGAATAAAAATATTCGAAGGAAAAGGAAACAATGAAAATGAAGTAAATGAATGGTTAAAAGAAAATCCTAGTATAAAAGTCCAAAATGTAAATATGTGTCCCATGTTAGACAGGTATTCATATGGAAATGGTGATATATGCAATCAATGGGTAGCAACAATTGTAATTTACACAGGAGGTAATGAATGAGAATAGTAATACCAGGTAGACCTATCCCATATGTCAGGATGACTCAACGAGGTAAATATGTAAAAAAGAACGCTCAAAGATATCTAGCGTACAAAGATATAGTAGGATATACCGCCAAAACCTCAAATATCCACGTGAGCGATAAGAAAATAAAGATTAGTGTATTTATATACCTAAATGGCAAAAAGACTCCTATGGGGATGGATGGAGATTCAGATAATTACCTAAAAACCGCCTGTGATTCTCTTAATGGGATTGCTTACATAGATGATCGGCAAATAACCGAAGCTCATGTTTGGAAATACCCTTGCCAAAAGGATGAGGAACGAATGGAAATATTCATAGGAGAGGTGGAAAACTAATGGTAATATGCCCTGAATGTGGAAAAGAGTTCAAACGAATAAATCGAAAGTACAAAACTTGTTCTCCTGAGTGTGCGAAAGTAAGACGAATAAAGTTGCTTAAAGAAAGTGACGAAAGACGAAGCAACAGAAATAGAAAAGGCACTGGGATTAAATCAGACAAAGAAGTTGATACAAGTAATGCGATCAATATAGACAAGCTAAGGAAAAATTTCGAGGTTGGAGAACCAGTGAAGGTGATGCACGAAAAGGAATTGAGGAAAGGAAAAGTTGTGACGTGTTATCCTCATTGCGTAAAGGTGAAGCTTAAGAATTATGATATGTGTTTCGGGTATGACGAGGTTATGAGGTACCGCGGAATGTGAAGAAAGTATGCAATAAATAAGGGGGAACTTAAATGGGAGATAGTATAGAAACAATATTCTTACAAGTTGAACTTCAAAAGAATGGGATTATGAGAATGCCAAGCACAGGAATAATTATTGGAAGATTATCAGAAGATGAAGAAGTTAGTTTTGAGAAACTATCTAAGTTTAAAATTGAAAAGAAAAAAGTAAATGGGTTAGATTGTTGTCCTATTTGTGATACGTACGGCAAAGATGAAGATGGGCAAGCAGGAGATTTCTGCCCTAATTGTGGTCAAGAATTAGATTGGGAAAAGTTAATTGATTCACCTTGTAAAATTGGTGACAAGGTAAAAGCAACTGTTTGCAGACCTTATAATGGGCATGAAGCATATATACATGGTGAAGTAGTTGCAATATTTGAGGATAAAAAGATTATAAGGGTTTTATACAGCGGATGCAAAATAATTGATTTCTACTATACAGACTTTGGCAAAACTGTGTTTGTGGAAGAAGAAAAATAATTGAAGATTTCAAATAAAATCCGCACCAAACAAAATAAGAAGGAGTGAATCATTTGAAATTTAATACAGATTATAATCAAGTACATAAAATAATAGACAGGCTAGAAATAACTGGTGGCTACTGTCCTTGTATACCGCCAAATGAATACAACAAAGATACTGAGTGTCCTTGTAAAGATTCAAAGGAAAAGAAAGAATGCCATTGTGGGTTGCTTATCAAGAAAGAGGTGGAAATATGAAAGTAGTATTAGCAAATGTAACTCCAAACCCAATAGAAGCAATCTACAAAGCCTATAAGATCTGTTACAGTTCCAATTCTCCAACTAACATAAAAGCTCCAAGTGAAGATAAGATGATTGAGTTTATCAAGCCTAAAATGGGGCATACAACACCACTAGAACAAGCTGAGGTAACTTTCTATATCGAAGGAGTTTCAAGGGCGTTAACACATCAATTAGTTAGGCATAGAACAGCGAATATTAATCAGCAGAGCCAAAGATATGTAGAATTAGGGCAATTTGAATATGTGATACCGCCAGAGATAGCAAAAGACGAAATTGCAAAAGATTTTTTTCTCAAAATTATGGAAGCAGACTGGTTAGCTTATGAATTAATAACTAATAGATTACAAACTAGATATATGTACGATGGCGTGAAGGCAACTGAAGCTAATAAAAAAGCTATCGAAGATGCAAGGTACGTCTTACCCAATGCTTGCACCTCAAATATCATCTTTAAGATAGATCTACATAATTTTAGGAACTTCTATAGACAGAGAAATTGCAAACATGCTCAATGGGAGATACAAGGCTTGGCAAGGGAAATGATGAGGTTGGTTAAAGAGGTTATACCATTTGCAAATTACAAGGTTATGAATTGCGGAGTGACTTGTTGGGATTGCTTAGAGGAGGTGGAACAATGAAATTTAAACAGAAAATGAAAATACTCAATGAGTTAGACCAAATATACAAAACTAAAAAACGCCCAATACACAATATGGTTATCGCGAGTGCGAATAAAGATTTTAAGTTTTATGTGAAAGTTTTGGAAAATGCAAGAAAGCAAAATAGGGGGAATTAGATAATGAATAAATATCTAGCAGTAATAACAACGGTTTTAGTGGCAACACAAATAATTAGGGTGATACAAAACGCGATGCAACTCAAAAAGGTTGGTAGTACTTACGAAGAACATCGAATGGTTATAAAAACATATGACAAATTAAATATAGTTTTAGATTCAAAAATAGAAGAAATGGGAGTTGATCGTTATTAATAAGGTTGTATTAGTAGGAAGATTAACTAAGGATCCTGAACTCAAATATACTGGACAAGGAACGCCAGTAGCGAGTTTCACACTAGCAGTGAACCGAAGATTCAAAAGCAAAACAGGGGACACGGATGCAGATTTCATCCCAATAGTAGCATGGGGCAATCAAGGAGAGAACACAGCTAAGTATTGTGCTAAAGGTAGTCAAATTGCAGTATATGGAAGATTACAAGTAAGGAATTATCAGGCTAATGATGGGACAAAGAGATATGTAACAGAGGTTATCGCTGAGGAGATTACATTCTTAGGTAGTAAGAGCGATAACCGAGATATAAGTAACAATGTAAACATACAACATTCACCGCCAGTAGATGATTTTTATCCGATGGAAGAGGAAGATGACGATCTCCCATTCTGAGTTGATATGGGTTATTAATAAATTATAGAGGGGTGAGGTTGTGAGTAAATTTGATTATTGTGATTTCTCAGGTGGACAAGATTTTGAATTTGTAGCTCATGCAAAAAAAAGTTTACAAAACAAGAAGTAGTGGATATTTGTTTAGAACATTGGGAGTATAGGTTTAGAAAAGAATTGTACAAGAAACCTACCGTGGATGATGTAAAAGAAGAAACAGTAAGATGGTATGTGAAAATCCCTGAATTTTGCGGATATGATGGTGAAGGCGGTTGTTATTCATACTGTGACAAAGGTGAAAGAGGTAGTTTTCCAGTATGGGTAATAATGTTTGAAAATTTAACTATACACTGATGTAAAAACCCTTTACATATAAAAAACAAGCAAAAATATATTGAAAAATATGTTGTTTGGCACGGCAGTTTCGGCTTGTTCTGCCCAAGAAAGGATAATGAGAAATGGAGATAAAAGAAGCGATAGAAGCCTTAAATAATACAAAGTATTTTATTAAAAATCCAAATGAATCTAAAGCTAGAAAATTAGCAATAGAATCACTTGAAAAGCAGATACCTAAGAAACCAACTATAAAATCTTTTAAAGACATAATGAGAATGATGGTGGTCCAAAAAGTTATTTGTCCCAATTGTGGCGAGTACATAACTATGATTGAATTTGAGACAGAGAAGAAAAGAATATTTGAAAATCATAAGAGTGTTAAACATTGTGATTGTGGTCAAAAACTCAACTGGGATGTCGAATAATGGAAGAAGAACTTTGCCCAAGATGTAACACAAGATATAAGAGTATACACTTGCCAGTCTGCCCTAGATGTGAAAATGAGATAGCGAAGGAGAGTGAAGAAGAGTGACTGATATAGAAACGATGATAGAAGATTTGATAATCGTAGAATTGGCGTACGCTAATGAAAAGCATGGAGAAAAATTCCACTCTCCTCATGAGTGCTATGCAGTGATAAAAGAAGAAGTTGAAGAAGTAGAAGAAGAGTTTAAACAAATTAAAATTAAACTTGAATGTATGTGGGGATTTATAAAAGAAGATGAGACCGATTCTTGTGGGATGCAGTACGAAATGGAATATATGAAAGATGCCACAATTAACCTAATCAAAGAAGCTATACAAGTTGCTGCAATGATAGAAAAGTATGAGAGAAGTTTCGGGGAGGAAGTAAAGTGAAAATAATCACGGATATTGTAGAAATGTTTTTCATGCAACTTATCATAAGTCAAAGAATGAAACTTATAAAAAAGAGTGAAAAAAGAATTAATAAGCTAAGGTGTAAATTTAATGCCGAAGTATCATATAGGGAATGGCTTTTAAAAGATGCAAGGGCAATGATGGAAAAGATTAAGAAGTTTGAATTGAAATCTGGGAGGAAGGATGATGAATAAACGTCAAGCCAAGAAGAGTAGGAATAAGATTCCTTACATAGTGGCGGATTATTCAAACAATGGCGGATATACAGTAATAACTCAGTATAAAAGAATAAACGGTGAAGTTAAAGTGGTTAAGTGTGAAGTAACTAAAAATCAATAAGGGGGATAACTCATTGATAGAGTGTTATTTGATAAATGATGGAAAATTTAAAAGTGTTGGTATGTCTGAAGAACATCTAATCCAATTATCCAACAATCTTAGAACTTACGGTATAGAAATGGTTCATTTCGAAAAAGAAAGTATTTTGGTTGAAGGTATATATATTCCTGCAAAAGGAACAAATAATTCATTAATGATAATACCAAGCATTGAAGATGAAAAGGAGTGATAACTCATTGAGCATATATAACCTATCAAGAGAATTAGAAATTGAAACTAGGACATTACATAGCTTAGAGAGACAGTATAAGAAGTTAGAAATTAACTTAAGCCCCAAAGGGTTAAATAAGGGGCGAAGCTATGAAGTGCATGATAATATACATGGTAGTGGTTCAATGACGTTCGCTGATGCTTTGAGGGTAATGGAGAGTTTGAGGATAGACATAGTAGAGCAGATAAATAAGATTAAGGTTATAGAGTTAGACATTAAGAAGATAGATGAGACAATAAAGAGTTTCAAGGGATTAAAGCAAAAGGTGAAGTATATGCAGTTAGTGGAGGGCAAGAGTTTAAGGGAGATAGCAAGGGAGTTAGATTATAACTATGGGCATATAAGAAAGGTGGCTATGAATAAGTGAATAACATGAGAAAAGAGATACTAAGCAAGTTTGGAATTACAAGATGCCAACTTTGCAATAAACTCACTAGAGTAAAAAGTACCGTAGGGATTAAAAATCGGTTCAATGGTAAAAAACTAAGACTGTGTAAGTCATGTGGTAAAAGCTTTAATTAAAATGTGCAACAATCATGCAACAGTTTAGATAGACAAAATGTGATATGCTACTACTGTAGAAGTATATCGGTAAGTAGTAAAACGAAACAAGAAGTATAATAAATATGTTGTTGGCAAAGAAACTAATAAGATTACCTTGTGGCGAGGTAGTCTTATTTTTATGTCACAAACTAAGGTGATGATATGTACCAAGAGGGAATATACAAAGTAATCCGAGATAGTAAAGGTTATGTACTTATTAACACGATAGGAGAGTACAAATCGCATGGGCATCTCAAGTCTTTACATATAGCCAAGAAGGTAATTAAGATGATGAAGAAAGGTACTGTGCCTGACTCTGATTACCTGAGAGGGACAGTGTTGAGGGTATCGACTGACAAGGCGTATATAGATAAGGTTAACCAGAAGATAATCAAAGACCGTAACAAGCTAGGGTTTATTAATATAAACAAAGGGTTAGTACGATGAACAAGTGTAAGGGTTGCGTATGGGTAGTAAAGGTTAATGATAAGGTGTGGTACTGTATGTGGAGTAGATAGTATGGCTAAACCATTCGCCATTAAGTTCTACAATAGTAAGGCTTGGAGGGTATGCAGAAAGTCTTACTATCAATCAGTAGATGGACTATGCGAGAAGTGTATAGAAGAAGGCAAGGTCAAGTTAGGCGACGAGGTACATCATAAGATAGAACTCACACCTGACAACATAGATGATCCGAACATTACATTAGCATGGAGCAACCTACAACTACTATGCTTCACTTGCCATCAAGATATAACTCATGAGAGAAAGAAACCTATGAGAAAAGGATTATGTTTTAATGAATATGGGGAACTAGTACAGGAAAAAGAGTAGGAAAGTGGGAGAGAAACCCTAATCCCCCCCTAAAAAGTACACAAAAGTGGGAGACAAAAAAC